CAATTGAGGAAACTGTTTAAATTTAAATCCTCTAACTTCTTGGCACGGCTCATTTGATTGATGTAGGTATAGAATATGTCTGCTAGATCGCTTAGGCCTTTCTGTGGAGTAAAGAATTTTTTAATATCACCTTGTGCTTTGTTTGCTACCTTTTCAATGTTGCCTAGATTATCTGCATTCACAGCAGGAGACTTTGAAACATACTGCTGTCCAAGAACAACTAGATCGCCTGTTCCATTAAACTGTTTTACATTATCTATAGGTGTTCCGCTCTTGTCGCCAAAGTATTCATAGGTATTGTGTGCTGCAACAGCAACCTTGCTTTTACCTATGCGTCTTCCTATGTCGCTACCTGCTCTTACATTATAGGTGGTTTGATTAGGAGTAAAACTTATGGAGCCATCACTGCCAGCATACGGCTTGCCTGGGTGATATAATAGGTCACCATACACATACCCTCTATAGTCTGCTGGTGTTGCCTTTTCAAAGATGGGCCAAAGTGCTGCCATATCACTTGCAAACTTTTCTCGCCAGTCTTCACCTTTGCCTCTACTATTAATAAACTTTTCTAGTTCTTCAGGACTGCCGCTCTTGCCTTCTTCTCTGCCCCAATTGTTCTTGCCCACCATGCGGAACGTTCCATCTTCATCACGCCCCCAATACACCGTAGGATTGCCGTCCCATTTGATTGCAACGTCAGAAGCATCCTGCTCCATGTCTTTTAATATCTGCACGGCACGCTTGGCACCATCATCTGGATTCGTGAAGACTAGGTCTTCCAGATGATTAAACTCTCTGCCCACCTGCTTTGCTTCTGTTACACTATCCTTGTATTTTTGTTTGCGAGGAATAACTTTTGTTTTATCACCATGAGAGCCAGCAGCACCACTCTTGCGAAGTGCTTCCATATCACGCCAGTTAGGATCGCGAGACTTAATTGGTTTGTCCTTCTTGGCTTCTGTTATAATTTCGTATGCTCTCATTTCTTTAATAGTTTCTTTTGTCTGTTTGTCTTATCCACATACTTTGCATGTGGAACTTTTAAATTCTTCTTACCATACACATCACCTATTGTGTGCATCTTGCCAGGCTTTTCAAAAGCACTGTATCTTATGTCCAACACTTCACTAATCCGCATTGACGATATCTATCATTTGTCTCATCCAACCTATTGTTCCTGGTTGGAAACTTTCTACCTGTCCTGCCTTGGGCAGTTCAAGTCCATCCTTCTCGAATGTTTCTCTTGCATCCGCTACCAGTTCCTCGTAGTTGGGCAACTTCTTGATGTAGCCTATGATGCCTTCCACACTGTCAATGGTGGATGGTGTTGCCGTTTGACCCAACAGAGTTTTTGCAATCTGGTTGGGATCCTTTGTGATTAATTCATTTGTTTCTCTGTCTATTAAACCATTGTTTGCTGACCACTTCATGTCCTTGGTTTTTGCTATGCTGGCAAGCAGGATGTGTCTATGAACACCTTTGAAGGAACTGCCTTCTCCGCTTCCCTGTAGGCTAAACTTCATCCATTCAGGATCACCAAACATTAGATCAGTTTGCACGAAACCATTTGCAGGGTCACCCTTGATTGGAGTTTTAAAGTGAACGGAAATGCCTGACTTCCTTATCCACTGTTTAACTTCTTCACCTTCGTGATTCTTATTAACATAGTCTGCTAGTTTGCTTTCCAGTTCTCCCTTGGTTATCTTGGTGCTATCAACGGCAACATCTAGGTCTCCGCTGTCTGCTTTCTTGCCCGTGGTTCCGAGCATGTTATCGGTAAGTTCAAGATCTACTATTCCTTCCAACCATTGTAACGTTGGAGTGACATCGGCCTGCTGAATTCTCTGTGTGGCATTGTTGCCTTCAGCATCCTTAAATATGTTACCACCTTCTTTAAGTAATGTTCGTGTCATCGCTCTTCTTATCTTTCTTAGATTCTGTAATCTTGCGGATGCCTCTGTTAAATTTGGCTGGATCCGATCCCTTGATGCTGTTTATGAAACGCCTTTCTAGATCAAGAGCAGTTTCCTGATCATAATGCTTATGAATTAGTTCCATAAGATTTATGGCAGAATTTATGATATTAGTTGCTCTGCTCTCTATAAGAGACTCTTTGTCCTTGCGATCAGCAATTTCATTAAGTTCTTGTAGGATTGATCTTGTTTTTAGTTTCATCGGCTTTCCTAATTTAATGTATTTAACCTTTTTTGTTACAAATTATATACGGTATGATTTCTATTGTCAATCTTTAATTGGCACACTCATGCAAAAATAGCACTACAGCCATGCACAAAAATAGGTTGATTTTTTTGTTGCGATGCATTATATTAGTATAAATAAAGGTGAATAGAGCAGTAATCCTGCACTATTTCTCACACAGACACTTGGATAGACAAGCGCATAATCCATGCGTTACAAGCGATTGACGATACCCAAAGGGTATTGCACCGCCGGGGAAGTTCCGGGGTATTGCTTTCCTCAAGCATCCATACATCAAAGGAGAAAACATGACACACTTAATAAGTGGTCTGATGTCTTGGATGAAAAGCGGCAACAGCCGTAATGATCTATTGACTTGGGCCAAAACTGAATATGGCAAGGACTGGAGATTCGCATATGAATTTATGCTGAAGAACAACGGTCGTGGGCCAAACCTATCCGAACTACACGGACCAAGATACTTCCGCAAGGAGGTGGCTTAAATGCGAACCTTACTTAAATTCTTTAAACAATTGTTTTGGAACGAGAGAGACTGGCAGGAACATTACCTTGCTGGTGCTACTGACCACGCTGATCTTGAACGCAGGATTAGGCAACTGGATAGGGGCGAGGTCAAGGTCGGACCTTTTGGAACCTATCAATCATACAAATACTTTTAACACATACACACATAAGGAGATATAAAATGTTAATTTGGGAAAAAATGAAAAACACTTGTGCGTCAATTGGCTATGCGAGAGCGGCGGCACAATTATCAGCACAGGGCAGACACGAGTTTGCAAGACAATTAATGCTTGACGGCCTTAAAGAAGTTGCAGAAAAGAAACGTGCCATCCAAAGACTTGAAAGAGTAAGGAAAGCCAAGGCTGCATACGAGCCAGGCGATCACTACATGAAAGGTCACAAGGTAGCATTCTGGAGAGGACACGCTGATGCTTAAGAACTTTTTAGATGTTGCACTACCTTTAACCGTTGTATTTGGAATACTAATAGGATACTTTGCAATAGTTGCGTCTTTCTGGGGAGGAATGTTATAATGAATAATATTTGTAACTGGTGGCCTGTGACTGACGAAGAAGCAGACTATCTTTCTAATCCAAAACCAAAGAAATAAGTTTATAAAGTATGCGGAGGAGACGCCCGCCAAGATGACTCCTCCACAACTTTATTCAAGTTTGGTTATTACTTTTTAGTAATGATGTGATACAAAACCCAAACTGCTATCAAGCCAACTAATCCTTGTGCTGAAAAACTAGCCACAATAGATTGAATGTTAGCAATGATGTTGATGTTTGGCCAGAACGGAATGTTCTGTCCCTTGAATAAGACTTCAAGCACAACGCCCAACGCGAGTAAACTTACGCCCACTTCTGTTAGGGCAACTGCCCAAGCCTTTACCTTGTTTAGAATGTCCATATAGAACCTCCTTATAAAAACTGATCCAACTTTGTAGATCAGTGTGTTATTTAGGTTGTACATTCTAACATTAAAAATAGCATAAATGGTTTGCGATATCAAAAAGACGGTTTGGACATAAAAAAAATACAGAATCCTATTGACAAACATAAATAATAGTGTTACATTACTAGAGTTACAGTAAGGTAACGAGACACATTAAAACACACACAGAGGAGAAAAAAATATGTCTACATTCGATCAAGTCGAAAAAAATATTCAGCAAGGCGCTGAATACGTTCAAGGTAAAGTAAAAGAAGCAATGCCAAAAGTATCGTTCAACAAGAACGGTTACGAAATCAGAACTCAGGTTTTGGATTTGGCAAAGCAGTGGAACGAGTTTGAATACTCACAGAAGTTCGTTGGTTGGGAAATTTCACAGAAGCGTGACAAGGACTCAGGCCAAATCGTTACAACAGTAGGAATGCCAGATGTTCCAGGTGTTGATAACGTGCTTGAAACTGCTGAAAAGTTCTACAACTTTATCAACAACTCAAGCAAGTAAATTAGAAAGTATATTATAATTTCCCTATTCGGGATGACGAGTATAGAACACCGCATAGCGAATAATAATAATGGACTATAAGGGAAGGAAGGGTGTCAGTTTTGGCACCCTTTCTTTTTCTCTTGACAATCACAATCTTTGATTGTATAATACAGGCATGAAGAATAAGAGAAATAAATTAGAAAGAAAATTGGACGAGTATAATCATACTATGGAATTGGTTAGAACCATTGTTCCCCTAATAGTGTTAGGACTGCAAATCTATATTATCTTTAAATTGATATAGTGAAAAGGAAAAAGGAATTGAAAGACAAGATTATCCTAGTGGATGCAGATGGCGTCCTGTTAGATTGGGAGTGGGCATTCAACGTATGGATGGGCGAGCAGGGATTCCAAAGAGTAAAGGGCTATCAGTTCGTGTATGAAATGGGAGAACGCTACGGCATCTCCAAGGAACAGGTCAAGAAACTGATCAAGATATTCAACAACTCAGCACACATTGGATTCCTACCGGCGCTGCGTGATGCAATGTTCTATGTAAAAAGACTACACGAAGAACACGGATACGTGTTCCACTGCATAACAAGCCTAAGTGAGGATGACAATGCGGGCAAACTGCGCAAGATGAATCTGCGCAAACTGTTTGGCAAGACAGCATTTGAAAAGTTTATCATCTTGGGAACGGGTGATGACAAGGATGAAGCACTGGCTGAATACAAGGACACTGAGTGTTGGTGGATTGAAGACAAGCCAGATAACGCACTAGCAGGACTACGTGCTGGACTTAACCCCATACTGATGGAACACGGACATAACATGAGTTTCAAGCACGATGAAATTAGTAAGGTTAAGAACTGGAAAGAGATTTACGATCTTGTAACTTCTTCCACAAGTATCTAGCAACCACCCAAACTTCACACTGTGTTAAATATAGATATGAAGACTAATAAAAGAAATGATAGATTACAGGTTCCAATGACCATCGAATGGAATGGCAAGAATAGAAGAAAAGATTTTCTAGGACACATCATTGAAACAAACAATTTTAAAACATTGGTAGAAGTTGGTACTAGATACGGCGGAACTATCTTTTATCTTTTAGACAGATTTCCACAACTAAAGGTATATGCTATAGACTCCGACATATCACAGTTTTACAACTCCACTGTTGCTGAAAAGTACGGAGATAGATTAATAGCAATAGAAGGATTAAGCCAAAATGTTGCAAAACAAATACCGGATAACAGCATAGACTTAATTTTTATTGATGCTAATCATAACTACCCTTACGTGAAGAATGACATCAAGGATTACAGAAAGAAATTAAACGATAAGGGTATAATGGCCGGTCACGATATTGATTATCCAGGAGTCAATAAAGCCGTTAATGAACTAATAGAATCCTATGATGTCGGACCAAACTTTGTTTGGGTAGCAAATAAATTTAAGAATTAACTTTCTAAATAGAACACGCTAGGATCAAGTTTTTGGCATTCGCCCTTGATCTTGCCCTTCCAATCAGACTTGTTAAATCCTTCATTCATGAACTTCTTGCGCTTTTCGCACTCCGCAAGCGTTTCATACTGTATGCTGCTCCATCCATTGGGTGCAACAATGTCTCCCGGCTTCCAAGTGCCATCATTCATTAGGAAATAAACTACTAAAAACCATTTCAAGATTGCGTCCTCCGGGCTAGGAATTATAGCACCCGAAGGTGCTATAAATTATTTTACTGACTGTTTCCAGTCGCAGTTTCTTTTTCTGTGTCCGTTCCAAGCCACGAAGCCACCCAGTCTTAATGAGTAGTAGGCCAAGTAGTTCATCACATAGAAACCATTCACGTTGATGTTGATGTCTCTAAAGATTTCATCCGCTCTCTTCTGAGAGATAACACCAAGTGTTTCCTTCTTGTTTTTCATCAGCAGTGTTTGATACTTGTAGGCATAGTCGTGTATCAGTCCGCCCATTAGCAATACACCAACTGGTGAAAAGAACGTGTGCAAGAATTTAGGAATGCTTGCTCCATCGAATTGAAATCCCTTAGGGATAATATAATCCTTGTCGTTCAATTTGTAGTGAAAGTCTTCCGTAATTTCCCAATGTCTAACTCCCATTAGCCATAGTATGATGCCCTTCCAGAAACCCTTGCCCTTGGTCTTAATTGGCAGTGGTTTCAGCACTGGCATCTTGTCATATGCAAATGAGTGACAGGGTGCTTTTCTTTTATCAAATTTATTGATAATGTAGCCTATGATGACGACTATGATTAGTATAGTCCACATCCAGAACTTCATTGCGAGTGTT